AATAACCGCACTAATTGGTTGTTGTATCAATGCCCCATTTGTTCCGGTAACACCTGTATATTCACCTGATGTTTGATATAAGGTGAACTTCTGATTATCAACTTGTCCCGGGCTAACCGGTAAGTTAATATTAATAGTCATGTCTCCGGTTGCGGTAGTTAAATCATATGTATCAACTTGACTGGTCATCATACCTGTACCATTAATAGTATCGGTAATACTGAGAGGTGCTAAGTTTATGCCAGTTGCAATTTGACATGCAGTTGATCCTACAAAAGAAGAAATATAATATGTAGTACCGGCAACAATGTTGCTCCATGTAGTTGTACTAACCACGCCGCTGCCTTGTGATGCAGTACCAGTACCAGTGCCTGCGACTGTTGCTACAAAAACAGTACCCACTGAGTTAGAACTAGCACCGCACAATGTAAAGTTAGTTGATCCTACACTAACAATCGTGTACACTTCACCTACTACAAAACTGCCAGCAGTTACTAAACCGGTAGCTGCTGCTTGAAATCTAGTACCAGCAGTATTTGATAATGCACCTAATGCAGCAAAGTCAGTAGTACCCACGGTAACAATAGTATAATAATTACCAACTATCAAATTACCAGGAGTAAACGTAAAGTTGTTGAATATAATAGGGTCGTTTAAACTTAGACCACTTATTACATCATCCAATGTAATAGTATCTGCTGCTGAATTAGTTGATACCATTGTGTATATCGATGGCGTTGCGGATCTAGACATAGTGAATGTTTGTAAATCGCAAACAGTAGTTACATAGTAAATATCGTTTGCAACAATACCACCAAATACTTCTGTCCCGCCGCTAGTAAAGAATAATGGTAGTCCTACGTAGAAACCAGTTGTCCCGCCTGTTCCTAATGTATTCAATGGTATTGTAAGTTTATTAGTTTCAGTTTGTGTAGCGGTTACACTAGTAATACCCGGATAAATTACAGTGATGATTGCAGTATCGGATACTGATCCAACATAACATTCTAATCCTGCAATACTTATGATTTGAGTATTTAAATCTAACACAGGTGAGCCGGTACTTGATACACTAATTTGAAAATCAGTTTCATTAATAATGGATGCAACATAATAAACTGTACCGGCTGTTATTCCACTAGAGCCAACTGCGCCTGTAAATTTTATAGGCATACCAATGTATAAACCAATAGTTGATCCAGATGCATTGGGAGTAATTGCTGTAAAGGTAATATCGGGGTTAGTTGATGAACTAGGAACTGTTTGCGAATAGCTAACCGTGTATCGACCAACTCCACCTAATGTTTCTCCTGTAGTTAGAGGAGTAATTTGATTAAGTATTGTTGTACCATATTGTATAGCTGCACCGGTTAACAAATCATTTGCTCTAATGCTGCCGCCTGTAACAGAATTCACAGTTAATGTTGTGCTAGAAATTCTACCCTGTGCAACATACGGACCGGATGGTAGCAAACGAACAAAATCAGTAGCATCAGTATATGATACATTACGGATCAATGACAGATAATCCACTGTTCTTTCATTTCTGACATCAGATATTTCAAATGCAATTCCCTGTGCACCGGCCAATATTGATGTTATCGGTGGTTGTGTGCTTTCTAATTGAATAGATGAACTTGCAACTGCTTTACTATTAGAATATTTTCCCGCATAATATGCACCGTAATATCTACCTGCTACCCAATCAATAACCCTAGAATTATATGTATTTCTATCAAATCTTAAAGTTGTAATATTTTCTCTAACCGGACTCGCAGAAGTAAGTGTAAATGCTCTTGCTCCTAAATTCAATGAATTTTGTGAGCCAGAACCTTGATTATATATTTGTACTCTATTGTGATCATATACTGCATCGCCGTAACCAGTATACAATGCCACAACTATTAGAGGAGAAGTTTCCAATACATTGACGTAGTACCATTGATTTGGTACGATGCCGCCAGGGGGGGTAGTATTTGTGTCTACCTTATATTGAATTAAATCACCGGTTGATAATGTTGGCGCATATAATCTAATTGTATTAGATTGAACACTAACGGCTGAACTATCAAACACCACGCTTAACGCAGAATCAATAATAATTTCAGGCTCAGACAAATAGCCTTGACCAGGATTAATAACATCTATTCTTAAAACCGAATCTAATGACATTACTGCTTCCAACTGAGCAGGAACAATCGGTCCAATATATTGAATTATTGCAGTATTAGTTACGGTTTGCGATAAGTTAACTATATAAATGCCAGCATCAACTTGATCGATGATTTGAGTATTGTCTAATATACCAGTACCGGTAATATAATTACCAACAACAATAGAGCCGGTAACCACACTGGTTATATATAAGGTAACATTATCAATTATACCAGTAAATTCAGCACTTTTGGTTTTATTTGGATTAACATATGCTACAACTCTAGGAGGTTCAATATAGTTTTTACCAGAATTTAACAACACTACAGCCGGTAACTCAATTAAAATTTGTTCTCCTGGAATATGATCAGTTATTGCGGTACCATTTACACCTCTTTGTAATCCACTAACAACATTTAATGCAGTATTAACATAAGAGTAATTTATTTCTTCATACCCTGAACTGCTACCAATTTTAATTGTACCATTAACCGGGAATCCTGATGCATTATCAACTACAAATTCCTGAGTATTAGTCGTAATATAAGATGCCAGTATTGTAATTGGGTAATCAGATTGGCCAACCAAACTAAGTCCTTTATTGGCAAACCACTGAGTGTATTCTTGTGTTTGCCAAATTGGATCTGATGCAGCATACTCATAATACCCGTTAGGATCCTGATATACTAATTGGGGTGTTACGAATTGTTGTACATCCGTATTAAACTGTGCAGGCAAATCAAAGTCAGTAATATCACCTTCAAATAAATCACCTCCGGTATACTTAAACAAGAATTCTTTAATTACCACATGATATGGTTTGACTTCATTTAAATACCCAGCTAAGAATTCTTGATTGTCAGATTGATATACTTCAATTGGTTTTAATTCTCTAATAGTATGTGACACATCTATGAATGAAGTTTTATTTAACCACGGTAAGTAATTTTCTGATTCGATAGTTTCACTTTGAATGTATTCAAACAATAATATCAAACTTTTATTTCTAAAAATTAACAATTCACCTTGAAATAGCTGTTCGTTTAGTGCTCTTAAGATCCAACGAGTTTCTTCGCTAGGAAAACTATCATACGGTGATGTGTCAAAGAAATTATCACCAAATCCTATTCTAGCAGCAGAATAATCCCATAAGTAAGTATTAAACTTAATAGTGCCATTTGATAATCCAATGCGTCTCCAAACACCAGTGGATTCGTATATGTAGGTTTCTGAATTACCGTTACCATTCATAGCAACAGTTGCAATCGTGCCGGCGTCTACAGCCAACGTTGACAAATCAGCATATAGTGATACTTGCAATGATGATTTAGTACTATCACTATAGCCAGTAGCCCACCAATTGGCATATGACCAATAATTTGGGGTTGAGTATTGTTCACCTGTATTGAATATTAAAACTTTACAAGTTCCAGTTCCTGTACCCACTACTGTAGCAACAAATGCTGTACCTACACTATTTGCCAATGAACCACATAATGTAAAATCTGTGGTGCCGACGGTATTAATAACATATTGCTTACCGACTATTAAGCTAGTAGCAGATATGATTACTTCAGCATCTGTGTCAGGGTCAATAGCATAAATTCTAGGATTTTCTTGAAACAAATCAGAATAGCGTCCGGTTTCTGTAATAGGGAATTGAGCCAATACTTCATTTGCATAAGTTAAATAATTCTTTAATGCAGCAAAACGATTAACAAAGAAACTTTGTTTTGGTCTAGCAAGCACACCGTATTGAACTAATCTAGGCAAGAACGGATCAGGTACTACTTGCCCCGCAGTATCAACACCGCATATACTATCTAACATTCTGCTGTATAGGTTGAACGGATCACCCCCGTTAGCAAGTTGATAATTGCCATGCAATGTGGATTGTGTTCTATTAATAGATGAGGGTAATCCAGGCAAGAAATCATCTGCATAATTGGCCCTGATCAATGAGTATTGACTGTGAGATACATCGTTATTAGTTCCTGACGCATACCCTATATGGAATACAGAATCTTGGGCGTTGATATAACTACCAGAATTATATATACCAAACACGTTTGGCAACAATGGTGCAAAATAACTTATTCCAGAATTTTGCGGATTTGCAATATATCTTTCTACAATACTATCAGATAGAGTTTTACCTCTTTCTGTAAATATGATATTTGTATTTTGAACCCAATAGTAATACAACGGCACTAACGAACCAGTTGAATTTAGTACGTAATGAATTGCATATGAATTAACATCTTTGGGTCTACCCGGACCTTGATAATTGACAGGTAATACAGGACTTGAAACCCAACTGTATACAACTATGTTACTACCCGGGAACAATGTTCCCCAATATCTAGAATTATATATCACATCATCTTGATGGTAGTTAACAAATTTCATGGCACTAGTATCAAGCCACAACATACCAAGATGTTCTGCACCCCAACTACGTTGAGATGCAACGGTGTTTACATTGTTGTAATAAGCCGGGTCAGAATTAGAAACAAAATCAATGTTTTCTCTTGCTGCACCTAATATTTTACCCTGTAACGGATCAATATAATCTAAATTAATTAAAGTATTATTAGTTTGGGCACTAAAAATCTGAGAGTTGTTGATTTTGTTAATGTCAACAATTTCACTAGAACTTCTAAATACTGACCAGTCTTTTTGACCAAGCACATTATTAAACGTCACAACTTGCCCGTCAACCGAGCCTGGCATAAAATTAGGTGTGCCTATAACTACATTGTAATTATTGAAATCTAGCGCAGTACCATATCTAGGCTGAGAGCCATATTCTTCATCAAGATTATTTACGTTTTGTGCAAACACAAACTTACCTGGATTTAGTAAACTTTCATTATAGTTTGAAAGATAATCAAACATATAAACTGCACCTGCATTTGGCTTAGGATCAACCCATTGAGTTGTATTGTTATCAAATACAGTATCATTATCTAACTCATCATCACTAAAATCAAACGTAGTCGCTTCATACCTTGTGCCTGTAGGAGCACTAGCAATAAAAGAATCAAACTCATTGAACTTAACGGTATAACCAAACTGTGTTGGACCTGTTAAATGAGGGCAATGTATTAATTGTGTCTTAGTATAAACATTTATACCCAATTCTGCGTAAGTAGCAGCATCTAATACAGATAACATCAACTTTTGATTTGGAAGTGATAAGTCTGGATTTATAACGCTAATCGCTAATTTATCTAATTCCGGCCCTGTTACAGAAGCATTAATATTAATTAATCCAACACCGTTAATTGCATTTGCTGCTGTTGCTGCATCACCTACAGGTATATTAACTAAATATCCATTTAATAAAATTAGTCTAGTGGAAGTAACATTGGTTTTCTCAGTACCAATTATTATACCGTACTTTCCACCACCGTTAGTAAATCTATGTATTGCACCTTCTTCATTAAGTTTGTTTAATTGAAACGGAGCGCCAACAAGAATTTCACTAGCACTGGTAGTAATATCTACGCTATTACCAAATTGAACGCCAACTCTAGGAGTTTCTTCTGTAGTAAATGTTTGTGCTAATATGAAATTTTGACCACTTACATTTATAATATCACCCGCAGTTAGAGAACCAGTGAACACTAAAGTAGAATTAACTACAGCATAATTGTTATCAGATACTAATGTTCCGTTTTGTGAAACATAGATTGGTGTGGTTTGTACATATGTAGGGACAGATATACTTGCAACAGGTGTTATTGAAATTACTGATACAGATGTTCTTGTTGTTTTAATTTGAATTTTAGTTCCGGGCGTGTCAATTGCTGCTACATAGTATACTACGGTTGGTGACACCCCGGTGCCCGCTAAACCATTGCCAGTAAACATAATAGGATCATCGACGGTGATGCCAGCGATACTGTTAAGTTTAATATAATCACCCGATAATGTATCTGTTGCAGTAGTTGATGTTGTAGGTGGACTCCAGGCTAATTGTAATGCTGGAGGAACATTTGGTCTACTATTAGTTTGTATTAAAATATTCTGTTCAATACGGTTGAATGTATAGGTGTATCCCCAGTTTTCTAATCCATTTGCATTTTGATAAGGAGTTCCAACTACTAGTGTAGTACCTGCATAATCAGTAGAGATAGAATAACCAAACTGATCACCTGAAACTAAGCCACTAGTTGTAACATATGTTGCATATTCATACAAATCAGTTAATTGTGATTTTCTATATGCATATACTCTATTAAGGTCTGTTGCAGAAATATAAAGCCATTGTTTGTCACCGGAAATTGTTACAGAACTGCCCCAATTGGTAGAACCGTCTTCCGCAGAAATTGTTTGCAATTCACTAAGAATATTAAGTTCTTTAGTTATAATTAAATCATATATATAAACTTTAGGAGATACGCTTGTAGGTTCTGCTGCTACAATAATATTATCTGAGTATGTTATAGCCGAACCAAATGAACCACTTTCGGTAATTGTTTGAAGTAACTGATATGTTTTAGTCAATGCATCAAATGTATAGCGATATATCTTGCCTGCATTTGCATCACCAATTAAATATCCTAAATTATCGGTGTAGGCTACTGCACTACCAAATGTCTCTGCGGTTAAGTCAGTAATTGAACTCTCATATTGATAATTGATGCTCTTACGATAAACTGCCCATGCACCGTCATTATTAGTGTCTACCCAAACTTTATTCTTAATAAATTCGCTATCTAATAAAGGTAAATTATTAATATCAGAAGGTTGTGCCACTCTCTGAGATTGGAATAGCATTGCAATACCTTGACCTGTAATGTTTTTAACACTTGGTCCAAGTACTAAATTAATTATTATATTAAATTGATCCACAACAAGTGCTGCAAGATAGTATCCATTTACTGCCGGATCAAAGTTAACAATTGCAAATGGTTGATATTGTGTTATATTATGCGGTGCGGCAAATGTGATAGTGACTGTGTTGTTCAAATTATTTTTTGCATTAATAACTCTACCCCCGGACACAGGGGTATATACTTGCCAAGATTGTAAATAATCTGCCAACCACATGTAATCACGTACATATAATCGATCAATGGGGACTACTAAACCATTTTGCCCTATTGCCAACGGCAATTGAGAATAATAATATGATGACAACTTAACGTCATTGAAATTGACATACCCTGCATCAGGGTACAATAATGACGGTTCACCTGCGCTAATTGTAGGTAATATATTTACATTGTCAACTGGTCTTTCGTAGTTGAATAAACTATACAACGGTACTTCTTGTTGAACACCGTAAGTGTTGGTTAAACTGTCAGTAATTCCCACAATTGCAGGGTTACCGGTCAAATAATTTTGATTTAGTTTAAATTCAATGAAGTTGTTATTAAGTACCCCGCCAAATTCACCTGACAAAATAGCCCAATTTTCATATACATCATAATCAATTCCACCCTGTGGTAGATTTGCACCTTTGAATGCATTGGTTGCGTTTCGTGTACCTTTGTTTTTAATTAAGTTTTTATAAACGTTAACTTGTGTAATATCTGTTAAATCTGCAATTGCTAGATAATCACGCGGACGATATCCAATTAAACTAAAACTTAATAAATCAGCATCTTGTTCAAGATTTGCTTCGTTTACATTATAATACAATGTACTTTCATAGGCGCGTGTACTTGGATTAGGTAACAATCCTTTTTGTATTAAATCGTAGCTAGTTAATTTCCAATCTCGTTCATCAAATATTTCTTTTGCCTGAACAATTTTAATTGCTGTCCAATATTTGTTTTTATATTTGACAATTTGACCTGTGGTATATTTAATTTCTCTAGTCCATTCTTGGATATTATCCTGATTTAGAATAAATCCACTAGTGGTCATTGTACCGTTCCATTCTGCTGTTTTAGAGCCGGTTAAATAAATTCTATTTTGTCTTAAGCCGGTAACTAAATTATAAATGGTATCATTAAACAACGTGGTATTATCAAACACAACACCATGTTCCATATTACTAATATTAAATTGACCGTAACCAATACTATCACCTTGACTTAATGGTTTAGCATTAAATAGAGTTTCATCTCTAAACACATTTAAATCTTTGGCTTGTATAGGATATAAATTTTCATTTAATACAAAGTTAGTTTGGGCCAATGTTAATGGTTGAACAATATAACTATCTTTGTTAATTGTTAAACTATTTGCGCTAGGGTTTAAAGTTACAATACTACCATTTTCCCATCCAGTTTGTGCCCAATATAAAAATTCCGAAATCATTTGACTCCAGTTGATTTCTATACCATATTGCATATCATCAAATATCATTCCGGCTGCTCGTAAGTAAGCGCCATATCCAGCAACAAAATTTGCCACTTCTTGTGGTGTGCCAAATATAGTACCGTACGGTACTATATTGATTGGGGTATCATAGTTTCTACTAACTCTAACTTTTAATTTTTCTACAGTTATTATATCAGTATTAACATTTGATTGAGGTGATAGTGACTTAAAATATGCATTGCTTTGTGAATTACCAAATACCGCATAACCAGTCGCTACTTGTTGAACAATAATGCTTGAATAAACAATTTTATCAAACGGTTGATTATCGTATAACAATACCGCATAACTTTCATCTGGTATCAACAATGATGCACTAGCACTATTAGGTGTTCCCTTTTCAACATAGAATTTTAATAAAGTTTTATCACTAAAACCAGCCAAACGATATATTAAACGAACATCTAAATTATTCAATAATGATTTTATATTAGCAGTAGCATCAACTCCAACTTGTTTTTCATAATCTACAATCCAATTAATATAACTTGTTTTGGGTATTCCGTTACCATAAATTTCAACTTCATTAATTACTAAATGACTTCTATTGTTTACTAGATATTGATCAAATTCCGGGCTATACTTATAATTATCTACATCAACACCTAAATTAAAGAATCTAGCAGGGCGTGATAATGCCATTATACGCATTAAATCAAATGGCCATGAACTACTTCTACGATAGCTTAATTCTGTAGGAGAATCGTCTCCCACTACCCAATCAGCTTGCAATGTATTATTAGTATAATTGCCTACTATAGAAATAAAAGGTGATAGCAGATTGCCGGCACTATCAACCGGGATTACATTTAATAAACCATCACGGACAGCCTGTGGAATTACAAAAGGATTTCCATTATTCCAATCTATACCTTGGGCCAAATCGCCCCACAATACTAAGTTATCACTTGTGTATGGCGCAGGGCCATATCGTGTTTGCCACCAAGTTGGCTGTATTTTATATCCAAGCATTTCCCAAGGTGTACTATCGGGGGTAGTTGTATCATAAAAATATTGATATACGCCTCTCCAATATCCCTGTTCAATTGGTTCACCGTTTATTCTATTTGCACTACTATTATAATTATAAGTGAATTCGTTATTTTTATTAAAATATTGATGTTTATATTCTACACGATTTTGCCCTACCCAATTTAAAAATGCGGGGCTATACATATCCATATATTCATCATATGAATAGGGGCTGGTTCTAAAGAAACCGGGTACAATTTCATATTCTTGAATTGGTATAACATTACTTAATTTTAAATTGTTATAAACACGAGTTTCATATTCAAGCAATGCTTGATCTCTAAAATCAACTAATACCCCAATTGTTGGATCATAATCGCCATACAATTTATTATACGAACCGTCATGACCAAGAATAAAATAGGTTGGTTCTGAATAATGATTATCTACAATAACTTCAGGTATAAATGCTGGATATAATCCTAATTTTGTAGGGGTATTAGGAGCATAGCTGCCGTATGTTTGATTGTATTCTTTGATAGTAATTTGATCACCGGGTGCTAAATCTGTAGTAATGGTCAATGAAGGTGCATCTGTGCTTACTATATAATCTTGTCCTTTTATTAATTGAGTGACGGATTGAACACCGTCTGTTGTTCTATCAAGATAAACTAATACACCGTAGTAATTTGCAGTGGTAAAGTCATATATTCTAGTTAAAGGATAGATACTTACATCTAAACTGTTTGCAAATGAATATGTATTTTGAACATACGCGGCTTTGCCGGGTAGCATATCACTCCAAAAGAACGGCTGACTATTAGATTTGTTTGCAGCAATTTGCACTAATGCATTGTCTAGTATATATGAAGGATCAAATCTTTGGTTATATGCGGTTTTGTTAACGGTATCAACTAACAAAGTTTTAAATTTAATATATTCTTTATTATTATATGCCAATGAGTTGAATAGATTATGATTTTGTTTTCTTAAGAAAGTGCCGGGCAATACTAAGGATGCACTATTCTGAATAATACGATTTCCCCATGGAACAACGTTGCCTAAATCACGAAAATTATTTGATCCAAATACTTCTCCTATTACATTTGGATTATTATAAAATATACTTTGATATTGTCCGCGAATCTCACCAACATTAACTGTAGTTAACTCTGCATTTAATGGATTATTATTAAGATTAATTGGTATTGTATAGTATGCCTTAGGGCTAACTTGATCACTTAATAATAATATCTGTACGACGGTATCTGTAGTGGGATCAGTATTTAAATATACTAATGTATTTGTTGCTCCAACAGTAACAAGATACATATCAGATGTTTGAAGCACATTATTTACAAAAACTTGAATAGTAGGCCATTCAGTAACTAAGTTTGCAGCAATGTCACATAAAAATGACGGAGGGGTACCTAGTACATAATCAAAAGAAAATAATTGATACTGTACGCTTGGTGCTACCGCAGTTTGCCAACCCAATTGTCTTTTAAAAGCATCTCTAGAGAAATAGTTATAAACATAGCCAGTATTAACTTTTTGAGTTATTGGATTTTGTCCCTGAACATAAGTAAATGTATTGGAATTCAACGATACATCAAAACTAATATCACCTACATTATTAACAGAACTGTATCTTATTGGGAACCCTAAAACAATATCATTAATTCCCGAACCAACTCCATACGCAAATAGTTTGTTGCCTGCAAAAGAACTTCCTACGTAGACAGCCTTATCACCAAAACTTATATTGTTTTCATCAAATACATCAAACAACGGTGGTTGATTGACTGTTATTTTTTGTTGACCTTGTGTCCATATATCTCCGTCAAAGTAAAAATCAAAACCCGCATGTTCATAACCTCTATAAACTGCCAATTGGTCGTTTACTAAAATAGCGCCATCATTTGCTTCGGCTAATGTTATAATAGGTGTGGCGCTTCCAGTAACTGTTGAGAACCGTGACACATAAATTTTATTTCTAACTTCTAAATTAGTATCTGCTGCAAAAACTACTCTTGACCCTTCAAATAATGCGTAATTATCTACGGTAGTAGCAGTTGCAACTAATGATGCACCAGTCGCACCGGGGATTATTCCATAAGTACCTTGGCCCCATGATACTACTATAGTTAGTGTAGTTGTACCAGTTACTGATTCAATTATTGAATTGGTAGGTAATACATTTGTAGAATCAGTAATATACAAACCAATATCAAATGTACCAGTTACGTCTGCTGCTGCTATAGTAACAGTTGTACTTAATGGTTCCCAAGTTGTACTTATACTTCCACTTGCAGTTGTTAATTCTAATGTTTCCCCGCCGGCAGTTAAAGATAATTTAATATGAGTGCTATCAACAACTTCAGAAATGTAATAAGTGGTGATCTCATCTACATTACCCAAAACACCCAAAGTAGATGCTGCCGGTATTACAATAATATCATTTACACGAAAACCTGTAGTGCTATTAACTGTTACCAAATTAGTAGTTAATGCAGTTTCAGTTATTGTTCTACTTATACTGTAATCTGTAGTAGCAATTGTTCCGGTATATTCAGTATATACTTGTACATCGGGATAGTAATTTTGTTGTCCGGCTACAATAGAGAATGCATCAGGTGTTCTTGTATCAATAAAATCAATTGGTGCTTTACCATATGTACCAGAATTAAAAAGTTTTAAGTTAGGATAAAATTCTATGATCGGGCGCTTTGCTTTGTTATCAGCAGTTGCATATATTGAAACTAAATCTGGATTATTGTTATACGTAGCTGTTGCATTGATAACATCAATATGAAACCAACGATTGCTTCTAGACCATGCGTTCATATTAATTGCATTTCTAGCAATTGTTATATAATCTTGCATTACCGGAATTGAACTGCTAGCTTCCCAACTACCAACATCATATGCTAACGAATCCCAAGGAATATATACACTTTCAGTAAATCCTTCAGGTACAACTAAATCGCTAACTGGTATTAATTCTATAGCAGTGCCTACGCCCTCAACGTAATATTGACCCGTTTTATATTTTGGCGGATATATATCGCCTTGCAATGTAATTTTTAATCCATTGGTAAATACTACACCTGAAAGTGATGTGTAATTTGGTCTACCTAAAATATCAACATCAACATTAATTGTATTAGTAATATTACTTTCAATAATTTTAATTAAACCAACTTTGTTTGCATTGTTTCCATCTTGATAATATAATGTATCTAACGTAGAACTTATATATGGTATTAATTGTATTTCACCGGCCTCATTTTGAAAGAAACTTTTATTTGCATATTGTGTTCCAAAATTTGGAATAATTTTTTGTCCGGATGGAATAGCACTTGCGGGAACTAGGTTAATAACATAGCTGCCCGGAGTTCCTACATATTTTATTGTATATAAATTTTGATTTACATACGTGTAATAACCCTCTTCTAACAAACCTTGATTTGTATATGCGGTCATTGTTCCAGTAGCAGTTGTAAGTGCCTCTTGTGATCCATTTGGACTTAATGATATAGTAAAATGAGTTGAATCCGTAATAGATTGTACGTAGTAAAGCGTGTTATCTGCTGTGGTTGAATATTGTTTTATTCCACCAAACGGGGTTGTTCCGGTAAAAGTAATACTTCCACCAACTATTAAGTTTGCAGTAGAACTACAAGTAATTAAATTACCAATACTATTAGTTGCTGTAATAGAAATAGATTGAGTTGCAACTAATTCATTATTAGTATCATACTCAGTATAATCATAGAAATTTTGAACAAATCCTATTTCGTTTGTTTCGCCAGTATCATAAAATAAGACAGTAAGACCGTTCAATGATGTTACCCCGTCAATTCCTGCAAAGCCGGTGACTGGTTGACCATTTAATGAACTAAATGGAATCGTAGATACTACACCTACAGGGTTATTACCGGGTAAGTTAAATTCATTTTGAGCATCTTTAAATGGCACCGAAAATGTTACAACACCCTGATTAACGCCATTGTTTTGTACTCCAAATACATCACGAGTATACAAATTAGGTTGAGTTGGGCTATATCCTGTAACTCCGGGAGCACCTTGTATCCAAAAGCCACTTGCTTGATTTACGTTAAAAGTATATGTGCCGCCCCTAAGAAGCGTTAGTGTAGGATTTGTTGTTGATCCAGATGAGCCGACTACACCAATATTATAACCGTTACCAACATCGGTAACTACATAATCATTATTAGTGAATACAGTTTGTGCTGAGACAACTACTGATTCAGGACCTTCTGGTATCCAATAGTATTGGTTAAAATTAATTAATTTATCTAAGTTAGTAAAACTATCCCAAGAATAGAATTCACCTTCAAATAACCTATTATTATTATTAGTTTGACCACCTTCTAATTTTATACCATCGACAATACCCGGATAACTAATAAAATCTTGTGCAGTATTTGTGTTAGTTTTAGTAAAGACAACACCCGGATCTAATTGGTAATCTATTCTAGTTTTTGTAGGTTCGGTAACGTAATAGTTATTTGCATTAACCCCATAACCAAATTTGCTACCCACATAACCTTGTATTTTTTTAGTGTTAGGTTGATCTACTAATACATCCAACGTTGCCCCTAAGAATTGAGCATTGGTTGGTGTTTTAAATATCTCAGGTAAAAAATTAAGTGTTCTTATTCTTGTTGCCATAATCTATTATTTATCCGATTTGTAATTGTGCTGGTGTAAGTGCTGCTATAACTAATACATCATTTGCTGTCGCCCCATTAACAAAGATTTCATATGGCGCTGATTTAATTTCATATAAATCACCAAATGACATCAGTGGATTGTTGGGCACTAATACAGCAGAACTGATTAAACTTCCACATTCGTTATGCAAATATGCACTTAATTCGGAAAAGTAAAACGTATCTCCAAAATTCCAATTGTTGATATCAAAATAATTATTCATGGCAGTTAAGACCGCACTACGAATTTCACTATTACTAGCACTGGTTCTACTATCTCTAATAACTTTAATAGTTGCACGTAATGCAGGTAATGCCTTAGGACCAAATAATGGTTGAAATGCCACACTATTTAAAATTACACTATCAGTAAGCATTTTGAAATCATTCACTTGACCATATGATTGTGTTAATTCATTTATAGTTGGTTTTTCTGGTTCAGGTACTGTATTTGTAGTATCTTGTATATAATTAGTATAGGCAGTATAATAAGCCTGTGTTACCACATATAAATCAATAATGTTTGTTGTAGCAGGATCGATACGTGTCGTATTGTTACTATTATGACGATATTGAAATTGTAATCCTTGACGACCAGGTCTAGTAATATATTGACCAGTCGGTTCTTGTTCTAATACATAGAACGGAGTTGTAACTGCACTATCTTGTACGGTTGTATAAAAAATATTATCGGCATATGCATAAAATAATTGTCCTAAAGGGTAATCATATTTTGCATTTTCAATTTGTGTTGAAGTTGGATATGAGTAAACAACATCAGTAGATGGTATAATTTGATATCTAGATAAATTAATAGCATCCTGAACTAAACTAAAAAATACATATATACCAATATTGGCATTATTAGGAACATATCCTGTTACTGCATTAAAGAAATCTGGATTAGATATAATAGTTTGATTATTGATATCAGTAGTTGAAATTTCAACTTCAAAATCATCTATATATCCGTCAGAAAAAACTGTTTGTCCTACTATATTAGTTTGTATATTATTTGTTAAAGGGTAATTGGAATTATATTGTGTATTAGTTGCCAGGACAGTTACACTATCTTGTAATATTTTTCCAGAAAAAGGATCGTAAACTAGCTTGTCTCTTTCGAATGCAAATCTAGTATCAGCTACACTTCCAAATAGATATTCTAATGATTTATACGTTATAGTATATCTGTTGTTTCCTAAACTATTAAAGTTTACGAACCAACCAGTAGTATTATAATTTTCAATAGACCATCTATCTTGGTTAATACTCAATGAATTATTGAATAACAAAGAAAAACTTTGTTGCAGTTGCATCTTAAGAATACATTCTTGTATAATAGTAGCTGACAATGAATTATCAAACGAAGGGATAATTGTTGTTAGTATAGCGCCAGTTGGTATATATCCATTAAATGATATTGGGCCTGCTCCATTAGTAAATGCACCTCTACCATTATTATATCCATCACCAATTACATATAATGCTGTAGTCCAGAAATAAGTAGCGTCGGATGGGCTCGGTATACCCGAAACTAATCTATTGTTACTATCAAAATAATAACCAGATGGTGCTACAAATTTACATAATGCACCCTTACTGATATATTTTACGTTATGAGTAGAGTAAGTACCAACCGAGATAGGGGTATTTTGATTATGTTCTATATCATAAAAATAACCAGTTAATGAGTTTGCAGCAACACTACTTGTTTGCCAATATACTGTTCCGTCACCTGACGCAGAATTAACATTATATCTAGGATAATATTGATTATAATACTGCATAGAACGATTTGCTGCTAGGGCAGCAGACAATGAATCTGATAAGAAAGTAATGATATCACCGGTGGTATTAATATTAAGAGTTAATACTCCATTACTATCATCAAAATACATAGCGCCGTCATTGGCAAAACTATTTAAACTACTGTATTTGCCAGTTGGATCAAGTAAATCTAAATTCTTACTTACACCAACGCTACTTCTGTTAACTGCTTTTGATTTAATAATAGAACTGTATAATGTATACGGGAAGTTATTATAATCTTCACCGTTAACCATGCGGTTCTGTGTGTAATATCTTGTTGGGGCACGTTGTTTGATTTGTGCTAATGGTTCACGAACTTGTGCATTTGATACTGGGGTTGATAATTGTAATCCTAATGTCAATGTTTCAGCACGACCGTAACGGTTTAAATAGGTAAACGATACGCTGATCCCTTGCATTTCTGACGGGTCAATTGTATAAGTTAATGCATTCCCTGCACGTACATATGCTCTATAATTACCTACAGGGATTTCGCTAAAAACACCATCTCCAAATACGTAACTTACTTGGTCATTAAAACGAGAGGTGACACTAAAAATTTGGCGTCTGCTTGATTCGGTTTGTAGATACGCATCAGCATAGATGTTGTCCACTTGTTTCCATAATAATGGCGTATTGTTATTAGTACTAACTTGATATAGCCAAGTATCAGTATTATTGATACCTTCAATATCAATATCTACTACTTGATTAGAAATTTGTTGCTGTAAATTAAAATCATAATTTTGCAATGTGCCTTGTTTAAAGTAGAAGAAATAACCTGTATTTGGACTACCATAACCTAAACCGTCGTTACGATATAACATATTAAAGCGACCAGTCGGTGCTGGAGGAATTTCATAAACATAATCTTCATTTAAACTAGTTACACTTACTAATTCAAATGGCATTGTCATCCCGTCAACTGATGAGGTGAAGGGCACGATTGGTAAACTATTAGTTGGTATAGCCAATGTATATTCACTTGTTTTAACACCTAACAAATCTGATGTATTACCTGGATTTCCAATTCGTTGAGAATTAATTAATGCACTATTGATAATAGTATTATACTGTTCCAACCAATATGGATTTGCAGGGTCATTCCATAATATAGGAATATTACCTAAATTAATTCCGTTTAAATCTGTTATATTTTCACTAGTTCTAATGCTAGTTATTTTAATAAAGCCTTGGCCGGCTAAATTTCTTTTAGGGGTATAGCTTACTAAATTAGCTAGTTTTACAACGCTATCTCTACGTTCCGCAGTATCAATGAAGTTTTCACGGGTGTTCAGGTCATCACGGAAAGCAAGACCTTGACCCATAAAGGCCATAACATCCATTAACGCAATAAATTCTGAACTTTCAATGAAGTCGTTGAAAGTTTCAGGGTAATATACACGCAAATAATCTATGAAACTTTTGCGTAGGGTCTCATAATCATAACTCCTGAAGTCTGCTTCACGGAAAGTTTGATATATGGTTTTCCAATCGTTTACCCCGAATAATGATGATTGTCTTGAACTTGTAGCCATAGATTTTCTCTTTTAAGTATTTATCATACCTGAAAAGATGAGTTTTTTACGGATTATTGAATAATCGCACGATTAGTATTAGCGTCAAAGAATACAGCTAAGGTATTTGCATTATTGAAGGGGGTTACTGCAAATTCGACTTCTAATAATATACCGTTCTCTTGCGGAAAGGCTTTGACATAATTTAGATTCATTCTAGGGTCTAATCCGGCTACTCTTTTGATTTCAGTTTCTAATTGAAATTGAACATCTGCTGTATTAGGCTCAAAAACAAAGGACCATAATGTAGTACCATATCCCGGTTGTCCTACTTTTTCTCCCTGTCTAATATTTAATGCATTTATAAAATCATTTACTACTAGCTTCTCGTCAATTAATCTATATTTTCTACCGGCATTAACCGATGTTAATATACTACCAAATCCCCCGTCAACCCCGGAGTTGACGTTGGTAGTTTTAGGTTTGTTTGCATTAACGGTACTGAATCCAATGTATGAAGGCATGATGTATTTATCCTGTTGTTGATAATTTAGTGGTTGTCGCTTGTGCAGTTTCTAACGCTTTTTTAGCAGCATCATATTTTTTCTTTGCTGCTTCAACTTGAGGGTCACCGGCTGGATATTCTTGTTCTGCTACTGAAAATTCCAATAGTGCTAATCGATAGTCGTCGGTCTTTTCCATAGTGTCTTTAATAGCTGTTTCAAGTGATGCTTTCTTTGCAGTTACTGCACCTAATGCTGCCTTTGCCCCGTCCCCTACACTACCACTAAAGTTTGGAGTTGGCACTCCGCCTCCCAATAGATTGCCTATTTGACCGTCTAGTGTGCTTCTATCATTGGTATTAGATGCTACAGTTGGTAATTGGATTGGTACCGGGCCAGCGCTGGCCAACGAAGCCATATTTGTTTGTAGTGCAGTAGCTGCGTCAGCACTTAATCCTGTACTTGCTAATCCAGATAAACTTGCAGTACCTGATTTTAATTTATCTTCTAACCCAGCAGTCAATCCTGAAGCAGCGTTTGTACCACTTTCTAACAATCCTCCTGCACTTGCTGTTAAGCTATCGGTCGAGGGCATGCCAGAAGCTAATGCATTTTGCACCGACGCTGCACCTCCAGTGAGTGCGGAAGTAGATGAATTGTTTATTAAAGATGTAACGGATCCTACACCGGGCACGCCACTTAAAGCATTGGTTGCTGCACCCGCAGCATTATTAACTACTGTAGATACTGCTCCTGAACCAGTTGGTAATGCACCGAGGCCGCTTGCCAGTGAAGCCGCATTCGTCACAGAACTAGATTTGGCAGCTGATGTTAATGCTGCTATTTGGCCGCCACCTAATGCTGCTGTTGCGCTGCCAGTCAATGCTGATACACCTGTTGTTAATCCTCCGGCAGCACCTGATACTAACCCAGTAACTCCCCCCAATGCACTAGATGCGGTACCGGTAACAGAACCCAATGCGCTTGATGCTCCACTTAACAATGTGCTTGGGCTGGCGCCTGTTAGTGCTGATGCGCCTGCGCCAAGCGCACCCGCAGCGTCAGTTATACCACTTGTTGCTCCTCCCAATACAGTAGATCCAACACCGGTAACAGACTTTAATGCCTTTGATGCACTAGCTGCAATAGCAGTTAGATTTTGAGGCACACCGACTTGAAAGGATTTAAATCCGTTTTTAACTGCATCAAATGCTGATGCAGCAACTCCTTTGGCTGCATCCATCACACCTGACAAGCCGGTTGCTTTCCCTAATTCAGATAAAGAGGAAGAGATTGAGCCCAAGCCGCCCATTCCTGTTTGCGATAATCCGGCTGCGAAATTTCCAGAACTAATTGCATCAGTTACTTTACTACCGGCTGCGCCTGCTACGCCGCCTGCTGCACTTGTTAATGCGGCGGCCGGATTACTTGCAGCACCTTGAATTGCTGAGAGAGTGTTACCTACACCTGCCGTAGCACCTGATAATACCATGCCTGCAACTGCGCCGGGCGCTTCTGCACCAGTCATTGCCCCCGCCGAAGTTAATGCTGATTGTGATGCCTGCAAATTATTAACTACTGCACCTGCTTGTGCAGCGGGGTTATTAACCAAAGAAGTTAAACTTGATGCCCCGGCTTGTCCAGTAAACAAATTATTTGTCATTGCTGATTGAACATTAGCCCCGCCTGCAACTAGTCCATTAATTAAAGTTGCTGAGCCTGGCTTAAGTGTGCCGGCTGCTTGTAATTGACTAGGAGTTAATCCTGCTGCGCCAACTATAGCAGAAGGTACACCTGCTATATTTGCAACGCCAGCACCACCTGCAATTGCTGCTGCTGCAGGGCCATTTGCTGCGGCTTGTGCAGTTGCACTAACTAAAGCTGATGTTGTGTTTTTATCTAATGCTGTACTTGCGGCTTTGACATCAGGTACTGTAGCTGCGCTAGCAGGTGTAATTGCATCTCCTGTTTTAGGAGGACCTGCCGATTTGTTTGTTGCGGCTACGGCTGCATTTGGAGCAGGCGGAAGCGAGGCTCCTGCATCAATGTTAGTTTTTACATCTACTCCTTGGCCTGCATTAGCCCAAGGTGCATGTGCGGGTGCTCTACTCACAATAGTAAGTAATTTTCCCGGTGCCGCCATAAAACCTTTTTGTTTATCGTACAATGTATCAGTCTGTGCAAGTTGAGTCAATGACTTAACATCTGCCGGGACTGTCCCAGTTGATCCTGTATTAAGATTAACTTTTGATCCATTAATATATGTTACTGCACTACTTGCAAATGATGCTTCCCCGCTAGCTGCCATACTCATTGGTCCAGTAACCTTATGTGTATGTGTCCCTTTTGTTTGAATATTGTAATCTGTCCCTACTTTATGTACCGTTTCTTTCTCTGTTTCAATTGCCATTGATTCTGCATATATGTTTAATTTCTTTTTAGCATTTATATTGATATTATTGTCAGCATGTAAATTTAAATCACCTTGAGTTCTAATATTTACTGAGTTCATGGAATATAGATCAATGGTACCTTCTTTACCCAGTTCAATGTATGATTGTCCATTAGAATGTAATATCATCAACGTTTGACCATTATCGCTCATTAATATTTGATGACCCAATGCTGTTCTGATACGTACTACTTGATCGTTACCAATAAGATCACCGTCATCCATAATGATAGAGTGACCTCCCCTACGTGCTACAACTTTTAATTGTTCATTGTTGCTTGCTTTCAAGTTTGATGCAACAGAACTATCATCATATCCACCTGAATATATAGGTCGACCGGGTGAACTTACCCCCCATCCAACTCTTGACGGACTTTCTCTTTGTGAACTAGTACCGATCGTTCCTCGAATAGGATCTCTGATTATCCCCTGTTGATTCATAATCATTGCTTGATAGCTATGAACCGGTCTTGCTGTTTTTAAGAAATCTGAACTACCAGCCTGTGACTCATTATTGGTGTTCATATTAGTAACAGGTAAGCGTGTTGCGCCGCCGTAACCATCTGCTTCAGCTTGATTACCTGTGATAATGTTATCGCTAGCACCTATTGCAGGTACCATATACAATGCTTCTGGCTTAGGTACACATCCAATCCAATAACCAAAGTTAGGATCACCGTTAATGAATAGGCAAACAACAACGGAACCTATATCAGGAGGACTATACCACATCCCATAAGAACTTGGGTTGGCTTTGAAATCGCCATAGTCAGTATCACCCCCGGAGGCATCAGTAAGACCGTAAAAAGGTGTCATGTATGAGACGGTCATCCATGAATTTCTATCGTCCGGGCTACTTCCTCCCATATCATCAATGTATACCTGCAGGCGGCCTGCCCTAATTGGATCAACATTATCTTTGACAGTAGCTAGAACCGGGACATTTCTAAGATTAGCTTTACCGGCATCAGGTCTGCTAGCCTTGGTAGAACCTTTGGGGGCAAATGTATCTATTGGCATTTTTATTCCTTATTATCTATCATCGTCGGCGCTGTTAGTAGTTGTAAAATCCGCGGCTGCTGCCATTATAGCGGCGCCGTCATCCGATCCCATTGCATCACTATATGTTTCATATGGTGCTAATCCAGTGCCGCTAGCATTACTACCACTTGGAGTTGATGCTGGAGCATTGGTCCCTCGACCACGTTCGCCGGGCGCTTGTACAAAGCCTGAACTTTCTGCACGTTCTTGATCTGATTGTTTTTTAATGATATCACTCCATGTAGTAATATTTAAATCTAATTCTTGTTGAAAGGCACCACTTCGGAAAGTACTAGTAACTTTTAATAACATGTAACTTACACCTTTAACTTGGTCACGCACTTCTTTTGGAACTTCTACAAACTGTATTGATTCATTAATACTTAACAAACCGTCTTTATTATGATAATCTTCTGGTTCGTTGAAATTGATTTCAACAAAAACTTGCCCGCCATTTGGATTAATAGTGAAACTATCTGTTTGATAGTACGGATCATAAACTTGTCCAATATCTGCCGCTGCTGAAGCAGGACTCGTGGAACATAAATAATCCGGATCTCCTAAAATTTGTACCTTTGCACTTGCCCATGAGGCAGGATCGTATAAACTAGTAAGATACGTGTTTTGTGCTTCCGCAGCTTTACCAGTTGAACCTACTCTAGCTTCAGATGTTCTCATTTGAGGTTGAACGCCAAGTTGTACTGATCCACTAGTATCATTAGCGCCGTCCTCACTACCCGATTTACCTAATCCAACGGTGAAGAATGCATTATTTATTTGCTGTTCATACCGCAAGATTTCTGAATTCTTTCCAGTATACCAATACTCATATCTCTTGTGAGGCCCATAATATGGTTTAGATGCATTTGCAAACGGGCTTAATAAATATGGAGTTTCGTATGGTTGAATAACATATGTAATTTTATAGGCCCAGTCATTACGTTCAGTATCATATCCTAAACATTCTAATCTTGATCCTAAATTATACCAGCGAATTCGTTTTTTACTACCAGGATCATCTGAATCATCTCCATTCTCATCAGGTTCTAATTTTGAAGTATAAACTTTTTTCATTGCGTTAAACAGATAATCACTTTGACTTATAATTAAACTTATAGCTTGTAGAATAGAAGTATCATTCTTAAATCTAATTTGTTTTACTTGAAGATTGGGATATACATCAACTGCAATACTATCATTGCTTTGGTTGATTTTTGCTGCAATCATACCGGACGTAGATTTTTCATCGTTTGAAGGTATTATCAATGATGCATTTTTTAAATCTTCAGATGGCCCAATAAATTCAACATTATATATATTTGCAATTTTTTGAGTACCATCTTCTACCATTTTTTGCTGCTGGTCATTAAGAGATGAGAGTAATCCAATAGTGTTTACACCGTCACCCATTAATGCGTTGTATACTGTATCAGCTTGAACTTGAACGTCTTTGTTCATTCTACCATTTTTTGTATTCATTGATGACGCTTCTGGTAGACCCTTTGCGGTAACATTATATACAGTAGACCTACCGTCAATTTTAAATTTCATATCAGTAATACTTATATCAAAAAATCTTTCAAATAAACCATTACTGTTACCAACTGGATTTGAAGTATCTGCTGAAAAATGTTCCGTACCGTTCGCTACATTGCCGTCTTTATCATATCCATAAAAACGCAATCCTAATACAAAAAATTGTTTAAGAGAATTTTTTTGTTCTTTGGCGTTAGGCAATTTACTATTTTGCATAATAGCATCTCTTGCTCTTTTTAAATTAGATATAAAACTAAAACCATATGGTTCAATAATATCAAATGATATTTCTATTGTGTTTGATGCTGTAGTTGTTTTTTTACCACTAGTATTAGTTACTAGTTTAAGATTATCTATGTAGTAATCTAAATCGAATCCAGGTGCTCTAGATGATGAGTTATTATTAACCCCTCCGCTTTGTGCAAGTACATATGCTCCGGCGCCTGAACTTTTAACCTGAGCAGCAGCACCCGCGGCAGCGCCGGTTGCTAACGCAGAGTTTTTAAGTGCATCAATATCTTTTCTATTTGAAGCTATAAAAGCATTATATGCATCGGGTGTAATCATGTACAATGTTATATTGTAGGTGTAACTTGAGAGATTTCCTAAAGGATTCTGCTGTCTTTTATTTGGCTTGGTATTCTTCTTAGATGATGCTGTTCCTGCTTTGCCCGCTGTTGTTGTACCGGCCGGGGTGACACTAGATTGATCTTCTACTGTATTATCTGTTGTACCGGTACCGGAACTGCTATCTCCCTTATCATCCTCATCTTGGTTGCTTCCGGCATCATTTTCTGCGTCAGGGTCTCCGTTTGCACCCGGATCGGCATTGGTATCCGGTTCGGCTTCTGCTGGTTTGGTGGTTGAACATGCATTTAATGCAGTACGCATAGCTGTGCGTTTTGTCTTTGCATCAGCTTTTGTACTCATCTCATTCAACGCCCGAGAACCGGCACTAGTTACATTTTGCTGACGGATAAGTGTGTTAAATTGTGCAACCGAAATACCAAAAAAACCGGACTCTGCCGCATCAA